CACATTAAAAGTACCCGAAACCCTTTGCATGTCTGCGTACACTTCAGGCACAAAGGAATCAGGTTGCACCTCGCCCCTGTTGACCATGCCAATAAGGTTCTTTAGGTCATCTATTTCCGCATCAGAATATTGAAACGCATTAGCCATTACTGCATTTATCCTTCATTAAGAGGCAGGAAGTCACCAAGGATTTGCTGGTTAAACAAACCATCATCACCCTTTTGCAGTTGCCGATTTAGTGTTTCTCTAAGTTTTCGATAATAATTGAGTTCTTGCAATTGCGAAAAAGCATTTTGCTCTTCCCTACTAAGATTGCTCACATCTGGGGGCTGCAAGGTGCGCCCATCTAAATCCAAAGTACCACCACTAAGGTCTCGAAAATCAGGCCCCTCAAAATGTTGCGCAAAAATTCTAACTAAAGATGCCCGAAACCCACGATCCCATTGATTGTTTTTTGGTTCTTTTTTTAGGTAATCGATAATCCAAGATGCTTGATCTTCGGACTTATCGAAATCACCCCACAGTTCTTCAACTGTTTTGTTTGGAGCGTAGTTTTTTTCAGCTATGCCAGCTAAACGCATTGATTCTTTTAAGTTTGGCGAAGGACGAAAACGATTTTTTAAAGAACTAAAATCTACCGGTGCATCAACCCCAAGTGCAAGACCGCTTGATGGCGACTCTTCGGTCAGCACACCATAGCCTCCCTCATCAAACATTTTGTCTGACCCGCCCGCCCTTGCAAAAGCTAAGACTCTGCGTATGCGATCTAATCCTTCATCGCTAGTTGCGGGATCACGACGAACTGCAAGGTCAAACTCGTCTGCAACATTAGTATCGGCGTCCCCATACTCCTCGACCATTCCGCCGAGCCCTCTAAGGGTTCTGCCGCTAATAACGTTTCGCTGCTCTTGTTCTGCTACACGCGCCGCCGCCTCACGCGCAATGCGATCTGACTGTGACTCCCCGGTCAGATCAAGAGTTTGACCCGCCATAGTTGCTACCGGTGGTTTTGGTTGTTTTGGCTGTGGTAGCATCGCCAGCATTTTTTCAGCAGCCGCCTGGTCAGCCATTCTTTGTGCTTCGCCGGCTATTCGCTGGCTAACATCAACAGAAGGGCCGCCGCCGGGAACGCTTGGAGACACAACAGCAGGCCCGCCAACAAACCCTAAAGGCCTGTTTTCTGGAACTGGTTGCAATGTTGGTTGGCTGGCAAGCTGAGCCTGCGCTGCTCGCTCTGCCGCTCCAGCCTGTGCTCGTTGTTGAAATTGCTGCTGCAGAGTTGCCAGGTCTTGACCCATCGGCTGTTGAGGCTGCTGCTGCATTTGACGCTGCGCTGCCTGTTGCTGCAACGCATAATCAATAGCAGCCTGTCGTACAAATGCACGACTAAGATTACGACCAGCGCCAAACAGATTACGCTGCCTTGCAGAGCGCTCATTCATTTCTCGCTGCGTAGGTTGATCAAAAGTAGGAGCAACGTAACGAATAGCCATTAGGATAATCCTGCCGCCTCGTAAGCCTGACGTGCGTTCCTGCGTCGCACAGCAGAGCCTGTGAGGCTGTTAAGTGCTTGGTCGATAGCCTGAGCCCGGCCTGTTTCATAATCAGCACGGCTTTGAATGCCTTGTCGTTCTAAGTTAGAAATACGACCAGCCATTTGCGCTTCACCCTGACGGGCCTGAGCCGCTAGAATGGGGTTAAAAGATGACAACCCTGCTGCGCCGCTTACTGCTAACTGTCCGCCAATTGCTTGGCCCGCAGTTGCTCTTGCACGTCGAATTGCTTCTTGATTAGCAGCATCCAATTGACCTTGCAGGCCCGCAAACAGCTTTTCTCGCTCTGCTAAACGCCGCCCATCTTGTGTGCCCTGTCCGGTAAGGCCGTCGTAAGCATTTGCTATAAAATCAATTCCATACGGAAGCAGCGCTTCTACGCCTGTTCCAAGCACAGCCGCCATCATTGGGCTCATGGCAGCATTCATAGGACTCATGGCGCTTGATCCTGCACCGATACCTGTTTGCGCGCCAGTTATGCCACCCATTGGGCCAGGAACATAAGGGGCAGCAGATGACCCGCCGCCGCCAAGTTGAGGACTTACAGTGCCGCCCATTCTTCGCAAAGTTTCATTAAATACCGACATAATACTACTCCACTAAAGCCATTTTACCGTAAAGACACACCACAACGCCAGACCAACCGCTATGCGTAAGTGCCGCACCTGTAGTATCAATGTCGTCATAACTGGATGTTGCCGAATCATATCTATACAAATTACATCGAATTTCAAAGAACTGCTCGCGCCCATTTGTAGCAGGAGCAGCCTCTGCAACCCCTGTTCCGTTTGGACTGGCAACATTTTGCCTAAGCGTGGCGCCGGTTGTGTCAACCTGTTTACCAAAAAAATACGGGCGGCCCTGCTCAACATAACCTTTACCTGCGGGTGGCGAACCAGCAACGGTTGATCTAGGGAGAGGCGCCCATAAATGCTGTATAAAACCTGTAGTTGTATCGTAGCTTACATCGTGCGCATTGATCCGACAGACCTGCGTGTAAGAATCTACAATTGAATTAGGTGCGCAGCCTAACGCTAAACCAAAATCCATGTGCGCTCGATTTGTTCCTGTTACTTCAAACTTATCCCAGAAAATTCCAACATGATGCAATGTGCCAGGCGCAACAATAGGAATAACCGCTCTGTCCATAAGCGCGTTTTTTCCTCTTAATGTGCTTGGTCGAACATAGCCGTCGATCATTCTACTAAAAGTGGAGTTGCCAGAACCAACTCTAACTTCTGGAATGTTAAACAGCGGCACTGTTATGCAAAAATAACCCTGATCTTCTACGAGAGACTCAGTGAACGGTCTTTGCTCGCTCCACCTAGTTAAACCACCACGCAATTTATCAGAAACAATGCGATCTAGTTGTGTAAATGCGTCTTGAACACCATCAACGTTAGCAAGTGCTCTGTCGCCAGCTTTGATCAAAGAGTTGGCAGTTGGTGTTTGCAAGTTACAATTAAAAACAGACCTGCCTGCACCAACAGCAGTTGGTATATTTTGAGGCACAGATCCAGTGTAAGCCAGTGTGTCTCGCTGCACTATTGGGGCAGAAAAACGAGCGTGTACAACTAAATTATCAATGCCATTAGGAAGGTAAACTGAGCCACCATTAATCTGCGCACAGGTGGTTATTGGAGATTTAATTGAAAGCTGTAGTTCACTGTAAGGATCTAAGCTAGCGCCAATATCAGTTGAAATAGTAGGGTTTGGCCTGTTTACAATATCAGAATTTGATATGTTTAGTGTTACTTTTGGTATTGTTACCCGGCCTACGAAACTACCTGCTTTAATTTCAGCAACTAAATCAGTTTCAAACGTTTTAGTTGGATCGGGTAAACCAGTTCCCAAATCAATGGGGTACTGTTGGTTCATGCCATTAAAACTGAGTGATATAGACTCAAGTACAATTTGCGGCGTGCTTAAGCTTCCTACTAGACTGTCTGAAAAATACTCCTGCAAAGGAGGCAAGAAAAATTTAATTACTTTAGGCTCTGCATCTGTTCCCGGCGGATTATCAACATAAGGACCAACTCGTACTTTTTGTAAACAAACGGTAAAGTAAGAACGGTTTTCTTTTCTTTGGTCCGCAGTAATATTGCCAGAAAGCGCTGTTGCGCACTGGTCTAAGTTGCCCCAAACGTCCTCACGCGTAAGCGCATGACCAAGCGTCAGTTTGTTAAATTTAACTTTAGCCACTGGTAAGTGCCTCTTTGTAGACAATTGTGAATGTCATGTTTTCAGGTTTAATATCTTTAATCATAGATTGATCTGCTGTGCTTAATCCGTCTGCATAAGAAACCACCCGAAAACGAACACGAGCCTTTTGATGAAATGGAATGTTTATATTTTCTTTGAGTAAATAAAGACCTTGATGTGCAAACTGCTCTATAAAATGACCTGTAGGCGACTCTGCTGTCTCAGGAAACATTGACGATGAGGCCGCACCACCAGAGCCTGTTGCCCATGTATCCGGCCTAAAAAACAACTCCTGAAAATCCTGTAAAACAAATTCTTTAGAGGATAACGACCTGTCCTCCGATGCTACTAAATCATCGGTATCAACAAGTATTCTTGTTCTTTGAAGACTTCGATAACCAGTTGCCTGTGTTTCTGCTAACGTATATTTTTGATCGCCATCAAAACGATCAACTCTACCATTTGCTGGGCCGCCAGCGCCAGTTCCCCAGTAATTAGCGTTTCCGGTTGCTGCTTCAGGCTTGCGGTTCATCATAAACAAACAAACACTGTCTAAAATTACAGGCTTATCAAACATTACCGATGCGCTAAATACACGGTAACTTTTATTTTTGATTCCCGTTGTACTATTAATACGGTCGCCGCCTAAATCTTCTTCTCTAAAAATACCTTTAATTGTGTGCGTAGATCCTACAGGCAAAAACGGAGAATAATGAGACCAACCGGATTGCGTTAATATTGGCGGTGTCCCTGCCGCAGCACTGTCGTACCCAACGTTAGAGTTAAGCGACGTAAGAACCATATAATTTAAAGAATAACGTTCTTTGATCGCTTCAATTGGAATGTTATTAAAATACTCTTCTGTTTCATCTAACGCTTTTTGTATGCGAGACGCATCAATAGCCGTACCTGTCTGAAACTGCTCTTCTGTAATGCGCCTATTTGTCATATCAGAATCTCTCCTACAGTTTGTACGTGCGGGCTATTAGAGCGGCTTGTTCCGTTAAAGCATCCAACAGCGCTACTTGAGTTAGCCGGGCCAAGTGTTTTTATTACCATACCAGCCGACTGAACACCGTGGAAATGACAACCAACGCACGACACATGACCGCCATCTTCTACGGTAATGTACGAACTGAGAGTCGTTTGTATATCTGGCTCTTTAAAAAAATGGCAACCTTCCAAAACAACGCTTCCGCCTGCCGGCACCGATACGGCCGGGGTATCGCCATCACACCTATAAGTAACACCGTAAACGACAGAACTAGACTCGGCGGTCATCTGTTTGCGCACAACAGCATCAGGAGCCGATGTAACTGTTGTGCCTGGCTTAGACATTCGTAGTGATTGGTGATCGCCAGAAGACAAATTAATGCCGTTGTTTTGTTCTTTTGACTCTTTCAGGGCGCCGCCTGGCCGAACCATTGGCCCGAACCCGTCACGTATAATGTTATCAGGAATTAGCCTTTCGCTACCACTCATCGGCCTTTTCTCCTGTTCGACGCATAGGTTTGCATAGTTACAATTGCTTGTTTGATCTTAAGGTAAGCACCAAACGATCGCACCCTGCCAAACACTGCTGCAATTACAGACTCACCACGAGCGTGCGTGCTTATATCAATTTCGTTAATTTCCGGGTTATCAATTAAATAATCCTCAGCACCAGAGCCCGTACCATCAGACCACTTCGCAACAGAATCAAACAGTCTTTTACCGCTTGTCATCCTGTCTCTAATTGTTTCTTTTTTCAGTGCCTGACGATTTGCGACGTAAGGATCGCTATAATCTTGTTTTTGCCCGGACAGCATTTTGTAATCTGATGCAACTGTAGAGTTATAAAGGCCGATGTATTCTGTAGCCGATGTGTCGTCTTGACCGCCGCTTTCTAAATAACATCTTATGTCTCGAATCCTGTGTATTCCGCCATCTCCGGCGCCTAGTTCACCTGAAACAAAAGCCCATTCAATATCGCGCTCGTGAACAGATGCCCCGTCGAAAAAGTATGGATCACCAGATGATGCATGTGTGCCCACCGTGCGCCGCCCAAGCGCGCTCAGTGCATTCCAGCGATTGTTTGTATGCGGGAAGCGATATGAAGACATCCAGGCTTTCATACGGATTGAACGCAGTGTCGATGTGGAGTCTTGCGCTTCTGCTGCGTAAAGCGAAAAAATAGGGTCAGTTAAAGTTACCAGTGTTTTTGATGTTGCGTTTGCGATTGTAAACCTTAGCAACGGCAGTTTTGTAACCGGCGCTGTGTTCATTGCAGGGGTTACAACCGATAACCTTGATGCTGACGGCGTGGTGATTGTAAAACCGCTTTTAGGTCCAGACTGAGAGTGCGTGCCTACTGTGTTGACATCAAAAACCCAACCACCCGCCACGTCTAACATTAGACTTATTGCTGAATAAGGGTGGTCTGCATTTTCCGTTCGCAAGAAAAACAAATCATAGCTTTTGTATTGCGTATCAAACTCAGTGCTACCACCCCGTCCAATCCAAGAATCAACAGGCTCTACCATCAATAGCCAGCCGTTTTGCATGTAGCTGTCACCTGGCACTGAAACAGCCGGAGCGGCGCCACCAGCAAACGAGTTAGTTGGCTCCAGCATTTTTTCTCGGCCAATGCCAAAACTTCTATAATCTTCGTTTTCAATAGTGCGGTCAATTCCGCCGCCCAAGCCCAACTCACCAATAACGTAAGATGTGCTTTCTGAATACGGATTCGCAGATACCGAATCATCTAAGTCCTGCATCCCGCTAATGATGTAAACACCAGCCGAGTCACTAACAACGGCCTTTCCTGTAAAGGATGCGAAGTAAGAGCCTGCTGATGTTGGGTTGTTATTGCGAACACCTAGCGGCCAAATATTCCAACATTTTGTTTCAAAGTGATAAATTAATACGTGCGTCTCATAGCAAATTAAAACTGAATCGCCTTCAATATCATAAGTTACTGAAGGTTCGCCATCATGCGAAAAAAGCATAGGGGCTTGCTGTTTTCCTGCTTCGCCTGACTTGCCTTGGTTAATATTATAGTTTGATAATGGGTCTTTTAATCCATCACCCCAATGATCATAAACCTGATCTGAAATTGTAGTAATGGTTTCTGGGTTTGAAATTAAATGCACGCCCCATGTTGAAACAAAACACGAGCCATAAGGTGTCCAACAATGAGATTTTGCAGACACGCATCCGGCTTCATGATTAGTTTCAACACTAATAATGTCTACTAAGCCAGGGATTGGTGAGCCAGCGGCGCCTTGGGGTCGCAACTGAAAACTATGAACCTCTTTTTCAGTGTAGATAAAAAGCCTGTTTTGATAACTAGAGATTGCAGTTGCTAAACCATCGGCTGACCATGCGGCGAAGTTATCAGCCATAACAGCACCAGGCTGGTTTACATCACTAAACCAAACAAGGTTTTTGTAAGTATACGCTATACGCCCGCCGATTTCGGCCATACCAACCGATCGTGGCATTTCTGCTTTAGTTAGATAAACAACATCTTTTCCATTAATGCCTGTTGTTCCTGAAACAGGTTTTATAACACTGCCTTCAGACCGACCGCTGTGTAAATTGTTTGAAAAGTAGTCGTCCATTGCAAACCATTGTGGCTGCACACAGGTATCAATTTTAGCCGCTGCAATAGTAGCCGGGACATCAATGCCATGATACACCCAAACACCTAACTCAGGGCTGCTAAAATACACTGAATCAGAAATCTGCTGAAACGACACTGGTTTATTTGGCGATTTAAATGCTCGATAATCTGATTTTTTTGTTACGGAATCAATTAATCCAAACCAATTATATCGAACAACAGACTCAAAATGACCATGCAATTTGTCAATGTCATCAACGCTGCTAAGTTCACTGGTTTTAAACGTGATTAATTCTTCCCAGCTTGTCTTGGTTTCTAAATCAAAAATAGAAAACACTGCGCATTTGTTGATGCCATGCACACTGTTGTACCAATCATACTGAGTACCGGTATAAGTGACTTGCATATCCACAGCGTTTGAAGTCGAGTTGTTACACTCAACGCTAAACACCGATAAAATCTGACGACGACCATAGTTGCTGTTGTATAAATAACTACCTAAATGCTCTATAAAACCACCAGTGGCCTCGTTTTTATTATCTTGTGATATTCCTGTTGTTGAATCTAGCTGTGCTCTTTGTCCAAATCCGGGACGGATTTCTAGTGGCGCAGTAGCAGTCCATCGTTTCATATTTCTAATCCACTTAACCCCCCCCACGGTGCGTGGGTCCATTCCGGATTTTGGAAAAATACTAACTCTGGACTTCTGAATAGCCATTAGAAACTCATTGTAACTGAAACTGAATCGTTTGACCCCATGAGCCTGGTGCGACTGAGGTACTTCACCATGTTGTTTAGTTGGTTTGCCATCTCGCTTACTAATACCTGATTTACGTTTTGATCACGAAGCATATAGCGCTTTGCTGCAAGCAAGACGACCAACTCATGGAACTGAGGGAGTAGATTGTCCTCAATATAGTTCGTGTTGTCCGTGTACAGCATGGGATGACGAGGGATTGGAAAATACTCTAACAGCAAAGACTCTGATGGCGTGCCATTAAAGACCATTGTTTCGCCTGTTAGGTAGTAAGTCCAACTAGCCATAGACAATTCTTGCTCACGGGCGCCTCGCACCTGACGATAACGATCACCACGAATATTGTTTCCAGAACTATACTGATAAACATCTAAGATCGTATCAATAGGCGGGTTAGTATAAGCAGCCGCACCGCTGTACCAAAGCGTGTTTGCTGTGCCACCCATGACTTGTCTAGGATTAGGATTTAAGCTGCTTAATAAATTGGGGTTAGAGAGGTCCAGCGAGTTGAGATATGGTTTTACAGCAGCCGGTTGAGCAGAGTAATTACTTGGCGGCACGGTTGTTGTGTTAAACTTTATAACAGCACCGTAGATGTGCGGGTTTGTAGACCGAATAACCTCTCGCCACTCATCTAAACCAAACTCCAAATAACGCTGAACCTGCGCCGACGAAATAAACGTTGCGTCTGGATCATCTACATAGTCACGAAATAGGTTGTGTGCTTCTTGAATCTTTAAACCCTGGCTCACATCCCACCTCCTGATCGTGGATTAAACCCTTCATACGCCTGCGCCATTTGCTGGTTTTCAGTACGCTGCGCAGCACCTTCTGCTGTGCCGCCACCGCTAGCGTTTGCTTGGGCTGTAGGGGCTGCCATTCCCATAGGCCCCATTGGTCCAGGCTGCTGCTGCTGTTGCTGCATTGGATAAACAGGCTGTTCTAGGTTTGCTGCAACCTGCGGGTTACCTTGAGCAATAACAGCAATAAGAACACCGGATACATTATCCTGAATATCAGTTGGCAACTCTCTAAACTCTTCACTTGTCGTGTACTCTTGGAAGACTTCGGTAATTTCTTTCTGAGGATCTGTTGGGAGAACCATAATTTGATCACCAGAAAGTGCATCCTCAAGCAGGTCGAGCGCGTAGTTGTAGTTGCGCACAGACTGATGAATCATTGCATCCTGACCAAAGAAGCTAATTGCCTTGCGTGCCTCTTCTGGAGTTAGCAGGCCAAGCTGAAACATCTGAACAGCACGTTGCTCTCGCTCTTTTAGGTGGTCCTTAAACAAAGAACTGGCTTCGAAAAACACATCAGGATCATCTGATAAATCAGTTCCCTTCACCATCTTAAAGAACATCCCACCATCGTATCTAAATACACGAACCATTCTGGCTTTGGAGTAGTGCTCTTTTGCTAGTCGCAGCATGTGTGAGGATAACTCACGAGCACCTTTTTCAATGCTGTCTAAAACACCCTGAAGCTGAGAGGTGTCTTGCGCTACAAGCTGCTGAATAGCCTTGCCTGACTCAACACCGCTAACGCGTTTGCCTAACGATGTTCCGTGGATACCTGCTAAGTCCATCATCTCGCTATGACTGCGATTAACGTTATCAAGAACATATCCAGGCAAGGGATTGAGCGGGACTTGTTTGGGCGCTATTGATGCTGGATTGTAACGAATGATCGCGCCAGGCTCGTTGGTGATTGCATCGACTCCACTATTAGAAGCAACAAGCCACTGCAAATTACCCATACGACGAATGTTAGTAATGATCGCTGAGCGTTGCGCATTGTATTCTTTTTGAATTTGCACAAGCGGGTCAATAGCACCTTTACCATGTAACCGCCCCGGTAAGTTGTGAAACTTCATGTGGATAATAGGGTAGCTTTGTTTTGCGTCCCATTTCTTTGCTTCCCAGGCTACTTGCTCACCTATAATAATACAGTGCTTGCTGTCCGCCTTGCTCCAATACTCAAGCACTTCGTACTGATCTTCTGTTTCAGTTGTGGTGTTTGCGTAGGTGAAGTTGAAACGATCCTGGCCTAGTTCATAATTAGCAGGTGTTACTGTTTCCAAATCAATTTTTGGATACGCTCGTTTTATGACTGAACTGTGCAAGTAGGTTCGCTTGATGAGCCACTCCGAGTCCTGCAAATTGTCAACCGTATGCTGGCACAGGATGTTATAAGGAGGAACAACATCAATGACGATACGCTCTCGTTCCATGCAGTAGTACGGGTGCATGAACGAATTGCCGCACCCAATAAGCCAGCGATTTGCATCTTGATAAGCCTCTGCAACTTTCGATGCCTCCCATAGGTATTGGACCATTGCCGCATCGGTTTTAGCCCTAATCATATCTGGCGTTGTCATGGAGGCCGGGCGCACACCGATATAAGGAGTTACCACCGACAGCATTGATTGCAGTCTATTAAAAATAGGTAGCAAAAGATTTACTGTAACCCGACTAACGCCCGGTTTGGAAGGTTCGGTTGTCCAAGTGACACCACTTGAGCGACCCTGTTCATAACGCCGCCCATACTGAAGACCATCTAAAAAACGA